CACTCCATGCCTATATCTGAGTTTATGCCGTAGTTACGCTTTACCCGCTTCATTAACTCCGACTCAGCATTTGAAACCTTGTACAAGGGCTTTTTTAAATCTACTGCGTTTGTTAAATAAGGCCGTGCGGCAGTAGCTGCAATACCTCCCATAGCTCCTTGCGCCGCACCATCTTTCCACGTTCTTTCAGAGTCAATCGCGCCTTCCGCTAGGCCAAGTACTGTCTGCCCTGCCATTTGCGAGCCTGTACCGGCTAATAAAGGAACTAGCGGCATATCCCCAGCTGCTGCGGCTTTTGCAGCAGCGTTTACTCGAACTGGGTCTATGACACGAGTATCCATCCATTTTGGTACAACTCCAGCTTTCTGAGCCACTATGTCTATTGGCCGAGGTTTTAAGCCGGCCTCTAAGTCAGCCGCAATCTTCTTTCCAGCGCTGCCGCTGCTTTTTAACCATGCGTCATTAGCACTACCTATGCCTCGGCCTGTAGCTTTCACTGGCACGCCAGCTATGTCTACGACGTCTCCAACAACGCGGCTTACTGCTTTTGTTACTAGCGGGCCGGCGGCAAAGCCTGATAGATAATAAGGCAGAAACTCTCCTACCACGCCGGCTACGCCTGTATCATTAACAAGGTCGTTTTTATAGCCGCTAATATCAAGGTCGTTTACCATGCGCGTTACAGCTCTGGCTTTAGCGTCTTTCGACCCAAAACCAGCAAGTAAAGCGTCTCCAATATTAGCCAAGCCTTCTCCTAACTGCATAGTTCTGTGGCCTGCGCCAACCATGGCTCTGTCCCAAAATGGCATATTTATGTTTTCTCGTCTAAAGTCTGCATATGGGTCATTACCTACTACAGCCTCTAATTTTGCAGCTCGGTCCTGGTCCGGGTTGCGACGAGCGCTCTCCATGGCGTCAGGTAGCGCCGCCATACCTGGCACATTGTTGCGCACTGCATTGAGCACCGGATTAGACCCTTGCTCATGTGGCCTATAGTACGGCGTGCCTGCCATAGGCTCTGTGTTAGTAAGCCCTGGTGTATAAGTAGGTTGCGCTGCATACGTGCCATCTGGGTTTAACCCGCCTGATACTTCTGATTTACCTGCAGCTTGCTGCTGCTCGATTTGAGCTAAAACTGCTTCTGCTTTATCAAAATCGCCATTAAGCATAGCAGCTTTGTAATCTTCTTGAAGTGACATTATAGTACCCCTAATCTTTTAGCACGCTCTTCTAGCGCAGCTCTACGAGCCTCGTTTTTAGCTTTTTCATCTGGCTGATTACGTCGTAACCTGGCTAGTACTTCTTCGCCATAGCGCTTATTAGATACGCCTAATCCATCTTTTACGTTAGGTCGGCTATCTCCTGCGGGACCTCCATGGTACCGCATAGCACTAGCCATCGGGTCCCCGCCAGTGTCAGTCCAGTGCTTTAACAAATAGCTCAAGCCGGCAGTAGCATTGTCAAGAGGGTCTTTTATATTTCCATTCGGCATTACTTCTCTAAACGTACTAGGCATTACTTGCATGCCGCCGACTGCGCCGTCTACTGAGTCGTGTATATTTGCATTGCCACCTGACTCTTGCGCGTTAATAACATTAGCAAGCTGGATGACTGGATGGTCCGTAGGTATGCCCAATCTATCAGCGGCTTGCGACAATAAAGGGTTAACTGCGCCACTACCAACTCTTTTACCACCAGTGCTTTCTAACAGCTGCGAAGCGCCTTGTAATCTTGCTCTTCTTTTTTGCTCAATAATAGACGGGTCAGTCTCATTCAAACCAGGAAAGTATGTTTGAATTTCTCTATCCATCTCGTCTGAGGGTATGTTGGCGCCAGACTCTTTTCTCAATTTAGCTCGTACCCAGTCTTCTTGCGCTTGCCGAACACGCTGCTGCTGCGGCGTACGTAATAGCCCGCCTAAGCCGTAAGGTAATACGTTAGCTATAGCTTCTTTTGCAGAACCTGTTTCAAATCCGGCGGCCATTTCCTGGTCAAGTATTTTTTCAGCCTCTACCATTCTATTATAATAACCGGTAGCCTGATTTTGCGCGTCTGTAAACTCATTAGGCTTAACTGCTTCTGGCATGCCAGTTTTCTGGTTTATAGCATAAGGCTGCGTCGGGTCTAAGCCAACTTGTTGTTTCTGCTCGGGGGTCATCCAAACAATATCATTAGCAGATTTATCTCCCATATTTATCTGCGTCCCGGGATGGCTAAGTTTAAGATACTGCTCCATTGCGGCTTTTTCTTCTGGAGAAGCATGTAACCATTTTTGATAAGTAGGGTTTTCGCCGTATTGCGCTTTAATTTTGCTTTGCTTTTCGTCTTCCGCTATCTTCATAGCGTAAGCAACTAGCTGAGGATTGCCGGACTTAAGCATCGCCTGTATCTGCGGGTCATCAGACAGCTCTGCCTCATGACCAACAATAGCCTGTGCTTGCTGCTGCTCCATATCATTCTTTGCTTTCAAGTGTGCCGCGTACTGGTCGCGTTGCTCCTGCTCTCTCAAGCCATGCGCCATAATCTGTGCGCCATAATCAGGCGTCTGCGGCATCTGAATAGCCGGCATCTGTAGCGCCTGGCTGTGCTGCGCTAAAAACTGCATAATTGGGCCTAAACCTTCTGACTGCTGTTGTGTAGCTTGAGGCTTAGTCATTTGTAGTAAATCAATAAGATTCATTAGCCGCCTCCACCTTTTCCGCCTAAACTACCTGTACTATTTATATTCCAGCCGCTTCCAGAAGAGTTACCTATAGAACCGCCTTGACTAAGAACGGTTGGATTACCTATAGCACTCTGGAATCCTTGCAAGTTGCTCCAGCCAGCTGCAGCAGGCGCTAAAGTACCTAAACCAAGGTTCTGCATGCCTTCTCCAAACTGCAAAGCTCCAGACTGTGCTTGGTTCTGATTTTGTAGCATGTTAGCTAGCATTTGTTGTCGTGACAGTGTACCCTGGTCAGCTTGTTGTGCAATCATTAATTTATTTTGCAAATCCTTGTCAAAAGTATTATACCCTGTATTCGCAAGCTCGTGCTGTAAATTGCTATTAATATCATAATAACCTCGCGCTTGGGCTACCCCATGGCGTGAGCCGCCTGACATACCTGAACCTGTAGCTCTTGCATCCAACGTACGATTCATATTATCAGCTGCCCGATTAGCGTCGCCGATATAACTAGCTTTCATAGCGTCAGCGTAGTTATTGCCGTTGCCGCCCATCATTAAGCCGTAGATTGACTGCGTATTAGTTGGGTTATTCAAAGACTGGTTAAGGCTTCCCATTAACGTATTACCTAAGCCTAGATTCGCAGTAGCTCCTCCATTAAGTTGCTGCTGCCACGCTGGATTAGCTTGGTCAGCTACTTGCCGAGCTTGCTGTTGAGCAAATAGCTGACCGTTATTACTCACAGCCTGGTTTTGGTTAAATACATTACCGGCTGTGTTGTATAAATTCGATAAAGCATTACCTTGCGGGCCAAATATATTTTGTGACATTTGGCTAATATTATTACTACTTTGTTTTTGTTTTCCGCCACCTAATGCTGCGCTCATTGTTGTTCCTCGTTATTTAAGTTTTGGTAAGCTGTTATAGTCATTGGTTTTAAACCTCAGCTCTCTCATTCTAGCAGACTGCTCAGAAGGTAAGTTTAAATACTGTGCATACGTTCTGTGGGCTTGAGGCTTAAAAATTTCTGGTATTGTAAGTTTATGGTCTAGTTCGTGTAAAAACGTACTATACATATCAGTATCATTAGCGCTTAAATTTATAAGCTTAGATTTACGATTATACGAGCCTTCATTGTCAGCGTGCGACCGCATTACTACAAACTCATCTTTTAACCATGGATAGTTTTTAAACAACTCTGGGTGATTTATTAGTCGACCTAAAGGCGCGCTTACGTCGTACATCCTTGTTTCAGCTATATTTTTAAGCTTGTTTATTTCAGCTAAATTAAACCCAGTTTCGGCATCGGAAATCTCCCCCACTAAAGTATTTCCTAGCGGATGGTAGCCTGTTTGTTTCCACACAGACGCTAAATCTTCTCCTTTAGCTATTTTTGCTTTTGCTATATTAGCCAAAACTTTAGAGTAGCTTGTAGCCGATGGCAACTTAATCGTGCCAGCCGCTCCCATGGGGCCAAATGATGTAGCGGACTCCATTGGCGACATACTTACTAGCTGCTCTAGCCTAGCTCTACCGCCAGTTTTAATTTTGTTAGCGTCTGCTTGTAAGTTTTGACCTACTTTACCTTGTGACAAAGTCCTGTACACTTCTGAAGCATGGTTAGTTAGCATGTCCCATAAGTTAGTCATCATCCTCTCCCATTAAATCGTACTTTATAACTTCATAGCAGCTTTGCCAATGCAAGTCGTGTTGTTTTAGCTTCCGTAGCCATCCGCTTCTTGCTGCCATGCCTCTTAATTCAGTACAGCCATTTTGCTTGGCAAACCCTTTGCACATGCAAAAGAATTCTTCACCCCATTCATCTATTCTCTCCCCACCTATAATAGGTATGTATAAACACTTAAGTCCTGAATTAAATGTATGAATCTGCAAAGTATTGACCCCGATTATTCTATAGCCATCAATTACTATTACAACTACATTTTCGCCACTACACATATCATTAAAAATAGATTCTTCTGTCAAATCGCCAGAGCTAACGTCCGCAACGGGTTTCAAGTAGGGTTGTAGTTTGTCCCAGATAACTGGAATCATGGCTGGTGGTACTATTGAAAACGTTATCATTTATGCTGTCTCATAAGTGCCTGAAATACTGATTAAGTTGCCAGAAGCAAACATATTGGCGGTCAAAGCTTTACCGAAAATACTTGCTGTGGTAGCATCGGTTAAATTGATCGTTACTTCTGTGGTACTGGTTAATATTGGCATAATTAAATAAACATATCCGCCTGTATACATATAAGCGTTTGAAGCGATCGCGGCATAAGTTGGATGCCCTGAAATCGTTGCAGCAGGTAATGTGAATTTCCAAGTCGTACTATTAGTTGAGCTAGTGCCAAAAACAATATCTAAAGAAAAGAAAGCTAGGTTCCCTGGAAGTGGTTTCCATCTAGCGGTAATAGTTCCGCCAGTTCCTGCAGTCAACCCTGTAATTGTGGGAGTCCAGACAGCAGGTGCAACGGCATATAGCGTATCAAAATAAGTTTTTAAAGTAGCCTTAAGGTTCGCCCAGGTTAATTTCTTCAAGACGTTACCCGCTGCGCTATCTACTAAAGGTAGCTCGTCATTATCCGCAGGCGTAGTTTTGCTGGCTGCTGCGTGAGTCCCCTCTGCTATAACCGTTATATTAGTTGTACCGTCGAAACTGACTCCATCGATTGTTCTTGCAGTAGTTAATTTTGCAGCAGAGCCTGTAGTGTTTTGGTTAAGTGTCGGATAACTAGCTGGCGTATTAAAGTTACCGACAACTTTATTAAAAGCGGTTAGTATAGTATCGGTAGAACTTATCGCGCCCGTAGAGCTACTAAAGCCTGTAAGCAGAGTAGCAAGTACCCGGCTAACTGTAAAATAAAGATTAGTTGACCCTTCAGGCAAGCCATCCGTGTCTGTAGCTCCACTGCCAGAACTACCTACTACCCAACCTGCTTCGTCATCCCAGTTATAATTCACTACGTTGTCCGCTATTCCAGCGTCAACTTGCGCGTAGTCGCCTGGCGAAGCTACTGGAATAGCCGTAGTCAAAGCTGCCAGCGTTGTGAACTTACCTTTGTAATAAAGGTGGTAAGAGCTTAAAGGTAGGTAATTAGCAAATGTGTCACTAACTAACTTAGCCGAAGGATACTGAACATCGGTTGGGCTACTCCATGTTATAACTTTGTTAGCAATATTCTCAGGCGTAAACCCTAAAACATCTTGCTTATTACGGAATACTGACCAGTCCGACTTTCTCAATATTCCATCTACTGTAGCGCTAGCAAAGTCTAATCTATCTTGTTTGTTACGAAATGACACCCAGTCTGCAGCGTATAACAGCCCTGTATGCGTAGCATCTGCGTAGTCTAAGTTATGTGCATTGCCGGTCTCTTGGCTATGTAAATAAGCAGTATTACCAAAGTCTCCATAGTAGGCTTTATCGTGTGTTACACCTAAAGTTAAAGACGTTATACTTCCTTGCGCTAGTTTGGTAAAATTAACACCGTCATAGTAGTACAAACCTTTGTCTGAAAACTGAGTCAACCCGTCTGACTCTACTAAGTATAACTTACCTTTGACAGGATTTTTAACGTTATCCCTAACTAAGAAAGCCGCTGACGCTCTATTAATATCTTCAAACGCTTTTGTAAACATCCTAGTTAAATAGGACGATAAACTAAATGCTGTGTCACGCGGTGGTTGCTCTACATTCATTATCTTGTACCGTTGGCGGTATATTCAAAATCAAGTCCTGACAGTTGAAAGTCATATCCTTCTGCCGAAATCTTCCAAGCTTGTAACTCGCCAGTTGTTCTTATATCAATTTTTCTATCAGTTACAGGATTGAATGCAACAGGCGCTTGCCATCTTATTGTAGAGTTATTAAAATCGTGCGAGCCAAACTCAAATGTTACAGGCCCTGGGGACGTTATGTGTGGATATACTCTGGTTAAAGTAGTTACATTGCTATGCCCCTCTAAAGCTACGTTATCGCGTAATATAGTTGTTAAAGTTTTAATATGCAGCCCATTAACTAAATGGTCTCTAGCTCCATCTACTTTTTGTATGTTAAATAGCGTAGGTGCTACGCCAAAGAACGTATTAGTAAAAGGAGAGTAACTGCTATAGTCCCACCAGTCGGATACATTGCCGTCTTTATCCGTATGGCTATATGCTTCCCAAGTAGTAGTCTGCGAGTCCCATGGATTGGGGTCAGGTAATAGGGCCCCAAATGTTATAGAAGCTAAGCCTGTCGGAGCGTATATGCTAGGGTCTACGTAGCCATACGGTACTAACTCAACCGTATACGAGTCGGCGCCATCTGCTAAAGCTGTACCTCTTAAAAACATCAATTCGTCGATTTTTGGACGCGGCGCAGCAATAGTATTAGCTAAGTGGTTTATCACTATAGTATCAGTAAGCGGATGCGCTATAGTATCCACCTCTAAAACTTTAGAGCCATTAGCATACAGCCTGTAAGTATTAGTTTTATGCTCTATACTGAAGGCTATTGGTGTATCTGCAACCAAACTAAAAGGTACTATGTTTGATGTAAAGTCTGAGAACTCTACTATAAAGCCTGTACCTGGATATACTATTAAATTAGCTCCTATATTAGCTATACCAATGTAAGTCAGTAAGCTAGACGCGCTAGGAGTCCATCTGAATCTAAACGTAAAATCTATGCTGTTAAGCCCTACTGTGTCGGGGCCCGTTAATATAAACCGTGTAGACTCATTTGCAGAAGTTAAACTGCCTGTGCCAAAGACTGGTGCTGTAGCATCTAGTACCTGTGATTCATTAGTAGTTGTGATGTTAGGATTACCTACTTCTTCTACAAATGGGAACACGTCAAAATGGTATAACGCCGTATATGGTAAAGATACAGTTGCTGACTCATTATAAGATATTAGTTTACGCGTTGCAAACGTCTCTGTAACATAGTTATACACAATAGCTAGTGATGGATATTCCCAGCCTATCTCAGGTATACAAAACCAAATCTCGGTAGATATTGGATTAACTACTGCAAAACTGTTTTTATAGTACGCCTGGTTTATATTATCGAAAACGCTCTTTAAACGACCTGTCAATAGAGAGGCTAAGCTATTACCATCGTTTACAATAATATCGTTTTCGGTTATAAAATAGTGCCTACCTACGGCTTCAACTACACAATTAACTGCTATTAAACCATGTGAAGCTGATAGCAAGCGACGTCTAAATACGAACTCATCGCCTATATAATCAAGTATGTGTATAGCCCGTTCGGTATAAATACAAAATGAGTCTCTTAAAGATAGTCCGTCAACAATCACGCCATAATCACCGCCCACAGATTCCTTACTAGCTATAGCGCTTAAGTCCATTTCGTCCCATGTAAAAGGCAAACCATTAATATCTGCCGGGTGCGACCATCGGTAAGAGTACGGGAAGTCTACACCGTTCTCTGTGAGGTTTAACGCAAATAAAAAGTCTTTATGGCTACGAATTACTTGCGCCCTATAATTCATCTGTTTCCAGGTTTTTGTCGGAGAAAATGGCAATGCCTTCATTATGTCACCACTATTGCCAGACCAGTACTCTGGAAAATGCTGTGGGAAATTAAATATAGTATTAAACCCTAGACGACATGAAGTCCATTGTGGGCCATTAGTAGAAAAAGAACCTGCGGCTGCTCTGTCTGTAGACGATATATCCTGCCAGGTATTTCCATCGTAGCAATAACTTCCATGCTCTCCAGATACAACGTAAAAGTGTAACTCGCCACGTTGTACGTAAACGATGCTTGTGGCCCCTACTGCAGGCTCTGACGCCCAGATGTTTATAGGCGAATTTGCCGCTATAACTTTGCCGTCAACAATACGAATATTGTCGCAAGCCGTAAAAGTTTCGTTCGGCAAATCCCAATGATGTAAATCAAAGTTTATGCCAAAATTACGAATCTGAACTAATTTCTTTTCCATTTAACTGACCAGTTAATTTGATAAGGGCTTCTTGCTGGCGTTTAGCTGTTTCGTCACGTAATGAGCAAATTGCTTCTGTTTGGCCTCTATTTGTCATAGCTGTTTCTATCTGTAATATAGGCATCCAAGCTATAGCACACTTGGTCTGGTTTAGCGGCTCGCCAGTTTGGGGATTAGTGCCCATAACTTCGGTATACCATGCACACCTATGAATTTCGTTGCCTACTATCTTCTCGCATGTAGAGCCTAGTGGGCATGTATATACTACTTTAACAGCCATTAGTTTTTAGAACATAGTATAATGTTAAGGTACTTAGGAGTCCAATTTGCGGCTCCAGTATTTTCTGATATAGTCAAAGCACCTAAATCATGCACATGTTCACCAGACGATCCTGTAGTTATAGCGGCTACTTCTACGGACCCTGTGCCGCCATAAATATTACCCGCTCCGCCATAGTTAGGCGCTACAACTTGGCTAGGCGTCATAGTATGTGTATGAGCTCCAGCAGCGCCGGTGGAGGTGCCACTTGCGTTGTGCGTATGACTAGCAACTTTATTGTTTAAAATTGGAGAGTCAGAACCTCCCGAGGTTCCGCCGCCTGAATTAACTACTCGCATCATATAATCATGATTAGCAGTTACTAATGTCCAACCTGTTGGCGCAGCTGCTTGATAAAACGGCATAACCGTGCCGGCTGGAAATGTGGCAGCTGTTAACCGCGACTCTATATTACCTGTAACGCCTGCCAAAGCATTAAACTCCGCTTCGGTAACATTTAAAGGTGACGCTAAGCCTTGACCGCCTGCACCAGGAAATATAGCTTTTAATACGGCTTTAATAACTCTAAGATGGTTATCGCCTTGCGTTACAGAATCAAGTCCTAAAGGCCAACCCGCATTAAGGTCGGCTATCGATGTTGCAGTCTCTAAGCCCATTGTCTTATCCTAACTTTGTTTGTAAAGGCGTAGTGCCTGACCACTGAACTCGATAATCTGTATTCTCAATGTTATCAAGCTCTTCTTTGAATCTTGCGTCCCATAGTGTTGCGGCTTCTGCGTCCTTTACAAAAGCATAAACTTCAACTAGCAAGCCGAAAATATATACTTGTGGGCTACTTGTAGCCAGCCAGTTTGTTGGAGCTCCTACAGTTAATGTCGGTACTAACTGCTCGTATCGTATGTGAATCTCTTCTGTGGCGTCATTTTTAAAGTTCCACGCGACTTTAAACTTGTTGTTTGTTACCGTATAATAGGGTTTACTAGCGCCTACCGCTAATGCTTGCTCTAAATAGTATTCACTGACATATTGGAAAATAGCCTCTCCAGTATCATCTTTTAGCATGACTTGTTTTAAAAATAATAAGTCACTTGGAAAGTCAAAAACCTGGTCCGTAGATACGACCGGCAAAACTGCATCTTTTAAACTTAAACGAGTGGTAAGTACGCTGTTTATTCTGCCCTCTACTATAGGTAACCAGACAGGATAGAATGTGTTGACCTCCGAGTCATATCTATCAGCATATCCTAACACCGCGTCTTTAATTTGTGTATAGTTCATTGGAATAGCCCTTTATGGTCTACAGCCCAAGCTAGTACCATTATAGCTACAGTAGCAGCCGCTACATAAGCATATATTTTGGTACTAGTGGTTTTAAGTTCTGCTATATCAGTCTCAATCTCTGACATTCTAGGCCGCAGGCTGTTACCGAGCGCGTCAATATCCTTTTTGTTCTGCTCAGCGTGCATTTTGCAACGCTCGACTTCTAGCAACATATCTACTTCTTCTTTGTCCATGCTAAGTACCTTGAACTAAACAAGCTTTTCCAATATCACTTCGTAAGAAGCGGTTCATTTCTCTGGCTGCGACGTCCTTATCTTTACTTAATAAGTCGTATCCGTCTCTTAAGGCTTCATAAAATACAATCTCAGGTATAGAAGCAATCTGGCGACCAAACGTACCGCCAGATTGCTTGCCTAAGTCTTGTATGACGCCAGGGTTTTTACGAAGCTCAGCGTTTCTAGCAAGTATAAGATTTTTGCTAGGCTGGTCTAGAACTCGCGTCAGTTGACCATCGTGCTCTTGGAAGTGAAACTTTGATGTAAAAACCCCGTCGCGCATTATTTTACGCCTTCTAAAAACATATGTAAAGTTGAAAACTCTGCTGCGTTGAAGTCGGTAGTTTTACCTGGCGGTAAAGCTCCATTAGAAAGCTGCAAAGTCTTATCAGAAATATTGCGCATTTTTGTAAAGCCCTCTGACTTTACTTCTTTTACGGGTTCAGTAGCTGCCATGTTATTCTCCAAAAGTATTTACCGTCCATGGCAAAAGTTATCTTATGCAGTCATAGCTGCGTCAGGGTTAACGTCACCAATTATACCTTGGGACTTTTCGTTAAAGCACAAGAAAGTCCAATCGCATGACATTAAGCGTTTTTCACTCAGACCTGTTTTAGCCATAGTTTCTACCTGGTGGCCACGTAAGTACGATACAGTGATATACTTAGGGTCAAGCAGGAACACGTCTGCACAAGCCGCGGCCGCAGAATCAACATGCGTTTGTTGCATACGATTTGGAACCAAAGAGATAGTTCCAAAGTCAGACACATACACATTCACTGCAGCCAATACAGTGGCTGCTTCAGACGCGTCAGTAATAGTGTTACGCACTTGCGCCACTTTAGCAGTAGACGTAAACAAGAATTCTGAGATGCGGCTGATAATACTGGGAACAGTCATCAGCGTGCGCACGTCACCACCTTGCTGGTATACAGCTTGAATAGCGTTACGTAACATAGTTTCGGTTAGCGCGCCACGAGTGCCCGGCGTTCTTGCTACAGTCAAACCTGTAGACGTATTAAATCCACCGGCTACTGCGCCAGAGCCCGCTGCAAAGTGGTTCGTAGCAATCCAGCTAGGTAGAGTGCCTAATTTACCTGCAACGCCGCCCGGACCTGTATCAGCTACAGACGCTTGGTTAGATAACAGAATACCTTCTTGGTCACGGCGTAAGTCAATTTGACGACGCTCGATCTGATAAGCTAGCTCTGAAGCTCGACCGAATTTTTTAACCTGGTCTGCGCGAGTAGACACCTGAATATTTTTAACAGATGTTTGGCAGTGGTTGCCAACGCGCGCGCCAAGCTTAGTATCGTTACCTGTAGCATCGTAACCGTCAGTTACTGCGTTGTTCAAATCTGGCGCTGACAATGTGTCGATGGTCCACTCTTTGTATGACGATTTAGCTGCTTCGCCAACGCCAATAAGGTCTTGGAAAGGCAGCGGGATATTACTGATATCCCAAATTTTGTTCATAACGTCTTCGGCGATCAAGCCGCCTTTTGCGACGTTCTTTAAGGTTGTAGCTGTTAATAGGGCCATTTTAGCCTCCAATAAGTTCAGCAATAGCGCTTGTCTTTAGCTGTTGCTGTTGATAGTTGTTAGTAGCTTTACGAGCTTGCGCAACAAGACGGTTAACCTTGCTTGCATTCGTATTGCCGTTATTACCATGCTTAACTTTAGGGCTGTTTTGAACTGTCTTATTGACGTTATTCAAGGCTCCTTTCAATCTTGCTAAATCCCGCAGTAAAGGGAATATTCTGGCATCTTGAATACCAGCTAATTCTGCGTCACTGAACCCATAGTCCGCCATGACTGCTTTAATACTTGAAATATCTTTCTCCACGACGGACTTATCAGTCCACTCTGGAATAAGCGTTAAAGCTACTTGCAACTGCTCTTTAGCGTATTGCTCGCGCTCTTTAGCTTGTTGCTCTTGCAACTCAGCTGTTGTTTGTTGTAACTGCTGTTGAACAGCCCCGACTAAAGTACTAAAGTATTGTTGCTTCTCGAAATACTCGGCTTTTAATACACGAGCATCTTGTGGACGTTCTTGTTCTAAACGCGTCCAGTCGATGTTAGCATACTCTCCGAGTACCTGCTGGGCAATAACATTAGCTAGCTGCTCGTGCATTTGTAACTCAGCTTGAGTTTTTTGTTGATACTGCTTAATCTGCTCAGTAAATTCTGTACGCTCTTTAGCAAGCGCTTGAGACCGCTGAGTATTGTGCGCATTAAACTGGTATCCTGCAACTAAGTCCTTTAAAGGCACTGTTGACTCTTCGCCATCAACTTTGACCTTAATACCTGCGACAGTGCCGTTTTCGTCGAGGACTAATTTGTCATCCTCGATACCTAACGCCTGACCCCAGGAACCGACGTCGCCTTCCTGCTCTTCAGAAGATTCTGGCTCTTCTTCAGTTTCGTCTTCTTCGCCAAGTATCTGGTCATCAGTATCGACTTCTTCGTCAATTTCATTTCCAAGTAATTCGGCTATTTGTGATGTTGTATCGCTCATGTTACACGCCTTTATGGTAGTGTTGATAATTGTAATTCAGAGGCCTTACCGATAGTTATATCGCTAAGTACTTTTCCTTTTAAATCGCTTAATGCCATTTGGCACCGTTTAAGTTCTAATAACTTATCCTCGTCAAAAGGTAAGTTAATAAAATCAGTATAGAGCTGTAGCTCACGCTCTTTAAAGAAGGCGTCAAGATATAAGTCCCAAGCCGTCTGCGCTTGTCGACCTTGCACTATGCGCTCCTCTAAAATTTGGCGGTTTGACTTATCCATATCGATTACCTTTTGACATATTTTCTGTTGCGGTTAAAATTTGTAAGTTAGCTACAACATGTAACCCACAAACGTTTTTTCCATTTAACGGGACTATATGGTCGACATGTCTAGGTATCCCGTCAGCTATTTCTAATAATTGAGCCTCTAAATAAATAGCCAGTATGTCAGACTCTTCACCCGGGTAAGTATAGGCCCGTCGTCTTTTTGCCTTCGCAGCTAGTATTTTTGCTCTGCCTTCTGGCGTTGCATAGAACTTGGCACAGGCTTCTTTGTTTTTCTCTCTCCCTCTAGGCTTTGCTTTTGTTTCACGTGACGCTTTATTAATTCTTTCTCGTCCTACAGGCGTCGCATAAGCTTTTGCATGGGACTGTAAACTAGCTAAAGTTGCACATTTTTTACAGTTACATCTTAGTCCGTCTTTATACCTTGAGCTTTTACTGAAAGCTTCTAACTCTTTATGTTCTTTGCACTTACTACAAATCTTCATTTTATCACCTTAAAATAGCACCTCTATAATTAACTTGAGAGACGCGACGAGGTGACATCGCAACATCCTGGCCAGGATGCTCTCAAGTTATTTTATATTAACACAACCAAACTTAAATGTACAATTTATTTTTGGTCGTCTTCCTCCAATTTGTCTTCTGCGGCTTCGAACTCTTCTGCCGATTTCTCAAGTTCTAAGAGTTTAAGTGCTGTAGTTGATTCTAACTGATCGTATTTGAATTGTAACTCGTCAGTACCTTGCTTAGCCTTAAGCTGTTGCTCTAGCATTTTAATTTGTTGAGCCTGACTATCTATTTGCGCGCGCAAACTAACATTTTGTTGTGCAGTAGCTGCTTTGCTAACCTCTGCCTGCGCGACGTCAGCCATTGCTTTTAGCTCTGTCTGTTGCTGTAGCATCTGAGCTTGTTGCGCGGCCTGTTGCTGCTGCGCAACCTGTTGGGCAAATTGTTGGCCCTCAGGACTTTGCGGGTCGGTAAAGTATCGCGACGCACCTGTAAGACCATAGGCTTTCGATAACTCATCCAAGGTTTTGTAGATGTTTCCTGGGGATACCAAAGACTGACCAGGTACACTGATAGCAGTTTGTTGATACTGCAAAATAGTTGAGAGAGCTTGAATTTTAAATGTTTTATCGCCTGAGCCTGTTCCGCACCGTATAGTTGTAGATTCTCGTTTAAACCAGTTTGCAGGGTTTACTTGCTGCCAGGTGCCGCGCATTTTGAAGTTCTCAGCCTGCCCTGTTGCATGTTGTACACACAAGTCTCTTATGCGCATGCAAACAGGTTTCATAAGAGTCTCAGCCATAACTCTGACCATAAGGCCTGTGAGCTCTTCTTTAGCAGTCATTATCTGGTTAATACCTTGACTACCTACTCTGTCACCTACATCATGCGGTTGGGCAGCGCCTTCAGGCGTGACGCCTGTTCTACCTGTGCGTATATTAGTAAGATGCTCCATCATACTAAATGCGTTCTGGCCGATAGGTGGAGTTTCGATTGGCTGTATAGCGCCCTGCTGTCTTACTCTAACTATACCGCCTGGCACGCTTGTTTGCAGGTCATCCATGTTGACCATATTCTCAATAACTGCATTCCGTTGGTTATTGGTAAAATAGATATTATCTAAGTTAGACCGCATCAACGCTGTCATTTGGTCTTGTAGCATTTTAAGCCGGTCGTACATTGATAAACCCTGGAATTTATGGCTCATCAATATAGCAGTTGTACCGAAGTAGGGAGAGCTATCTACTGGCTCTAATTCTAGCAAGTGCGAGGCGCTTAATGCTGAGCCTGTGCCTGTAAGTACGACGACAACTCGATACCAAGTAGCAATGCCACAGTCGTACAAATCAATTTTAACATAGCATATTCCACAAGTAATGATTCTTTGTGAATCATCAGTTGACGGGTTAACTGGTAATACTAGTGTCTCATTTTGAGCTGAAAAACGGTAAGAACGATGAGTCGCAATATACGCATAATTGCCCATAATGTCTTCAATAACTTCAGCATCATACCCATCCTCAATCCACTTAGACGCTGTTTGCGTAACTATCTCACATTGAAATCTTGCCTCTTGCAAGTCGATACTATTGTGATCTGTATTATAAATAAAATCTTCAGGCGCAACTGGCCTAATACAGACTTTAGGTTCTGTATAAGCCTCTTTAAATACAACTGTGCCATCCTCTTGTAAGTCGACTATTTCTTTGCCAGTAGCCTCCAACACCATTAACTCTAACTCATCTTGCACTTGAGCTGTTTTAATGCGATACTTAGTTCTATCATCGAACTCAACAGCTACTATACCATTACGTTGAATAAGCGCATCTTTAACTGCCGCGTGGATAGTTAAAAATCCTTTGTTCTTTTTCATCAGAACATCTTGAACGTAGAATGACTCTAACTCAGCTTGGTCCTCATCTTCTGGCCCAACTGGGTCAAATGTAACTACCTCGCCTGGAGCTGTAAGGTTTTTAACTATCTGTGGCATTATCCATTCGACAACGTCACCAACGTCTTGTGATACTACTTGACTACGACCCTCTATCTCGTTACCGAGCGGGTTACCTAAGTAATAGTCTAACGACTCTTTAAGCCCTGTTATTTGGCTCGAGAACCGTAAGTGGTTGGTAATTATACCGATGATGTCGTTATCGTCTAACATTAATCTGCCTTTGTTTCGTGTTCTGCATTAACCGTAGAGTCTGCGGTAAAACCTGCCATGAACGCTATAGTTAATGATTGCTCATTTAAACCGGTGAACAAACCTGCCTGGTAGCCAGTTATTAACGCTGTTGCAAGAGTGAATAACATAGCCCCTGTGTGTTTTGGAGCTCCGACCATATACTCAATGAAATTAGCTGTAATGGTCTCGCGTAACCAAGACTTAAGCCAGTGCATGAATATGCCAAAGAACGCTGTGAAAATAATAGCTGTGGCTAGCATTAAAACATCCCTCCAGTATTAGTCAATACCTCATCAGCCGCCTCTAAAGGAGGTAGCTGCGTATAATTAGCATCCCAGTAATCTTTCTCGACCGTAAATGGCTCACGGTCAGGATATTTAAGCGGTACGTAGTACACTGTAGAGCCTTCCAGTTTAACTAGGATGTACTTCGCGTCTCCCACGTTTCTATATTGCCAAACTGTGCCTAGTGTCATATAATACCTGTCTGAGGCTTGTTAATTACTGTTTTGCTCTTAGCGAAGATTATTTCGCCGCCCGTGCAACCAAGCGCTAGGTACTGGGCAGCATCTGCAACGTGGCTAAATTTGTTTTTATTCGGTACGTCTCTAAACTGCTCAGCACCTGCCACTTGTACCCGTTTATAAGCATACCCGCCAGCTAACGCCTTCCGCAAGGTTGGCGCGCCGCGGGTTACCCTAAACGCCGGTTTGCCTGTCATACTTAACCGCAACATCAACTCACCTAGCGTATCTCTCCGAATTATAAAGTCGTTAGTATACGCAGGGTATGCGATTATCCCGCCCTCTGCTAACACCATAAAAGGTGTTTGCTCATCTGTTTGTGCCCTTTGGTCACCGGCGGGGTCACCTGTTACCTCAAACTCAAACCCAGGATATTTAGTTGCCATTTTCTCTTTTAAAAGTTTGGTGAAGTTAGTAGCTCCCATATTAAAGGTCACTAGCTCATCGAAAATAATTAACTCACCATTCTCGTACTGTCCAAAGGCTGCGCCGGGCGTTAACCCAAAGTCTAATCCGATATGGATAACTTTGTTTTTAATCGGCTGATAGTCTACGTCCCAAAAGTGAACATCGTCGTTGTACTCAGGCCAAACAGGCTTGCCATCAGAGGTAAATCCATAGCCTCCATGGACATATACTTTTATCCACTCTGCTTGCTTTCCAATTTGCAAATTATCGTAGTAACCTTTTGGCAAGTTCGCTACGTTCTCTGCTTCCTCGCTTAAACCACTTGGCTGCTTCCAGTAATCCCACTCTTCGGGCAAATCCTCTTCAAATAATTTGTACCACCAGGAATCACTGTCAGGTGGGTTCGAATCAAGAATTATCCCGTGCCAAGTAGGCCCTCCTTCCTTCATAGGCGGGAATCGTCCTACCCGCGTGCAGGCTATGTCAAACACAGCTTTAGGTAGCTCTCTCGCTTCGTTGAGCCAAATTCCTGTTGCATCTAAAGACAGCAATTTTTTAATATCTGCAGGTCGTTCTAACGCTCTAAATAAAAACTCTGCTTCTACTGTTGTTCCATCTGGCAGTACTTGCGACAAGAAAAATGACGCATTAACAATTGACATTTCTCCCCATTCTTTTGGTACCCATTCGAAGAAAGTCTCCATTGACGTATCTAGTAACTCGCGATAGCTATTCCGTATAATCACCCATTTGGTCCGTCTTATGCCGTGTTGGTTTGGCGCTTGTTCCATAGCTAATGTAAATAACTTTATAACACAAGCTACTGACTTGCCGCTTCCTACAGGGCCCATGATGGCGCTTACAAACTTACGAGATTTTATAAGTTTACTACCTGTTTTACTTGCTCGATAGACTATTTCATTATCCATAACGGTTGCCTTTCGATTGGTTTTCAAAAGCAGTTAAAATCTGTAAGTTAGCTAAAACATGCAAGCCGCATACGTTTTTTCCATTTAACGGAATTATGTGGTCCACGTGTCTAGGTATTCCATCAGCTGCTTCAAGCTGTATTGCCTTTAAATAAAGAGCTGCGATAGCTTCTGCTTCATTAGGGTATGTATAAGCAGCCCGTCGCCTAGAACTTAAGTACAAAATTTTCGCTTTTTTCACAGGGTCTGCATACCTTTTATGATTAGACTCCCGTGTTGCTCTATTGGCATATTCTTTTCCTGCAGCCGTTGCTCTAAGTTCTCTTTGTCGCTGTAATTTTGCGGCTTGTTTATCCTCTGAAAAATGCTTTGTAGCCGACTGTTTTGTTAGCAAGCTATTGCATATTCTACAATCGCCTTTTAACTTGTCTTTTGCCCTACTATCTTTACCAAAAGCTTCCAAAGGTTTAGTCTCTTCGCATCTGTTACATATTTTCATAATTTTACCTGTGTCTAATAGGTTGCCTAAGGAATGAGCTGGAAGAGATTAGACAGTCTCTTGTCGGCCTGCAGGCCTATCCATCTCAAATTTAACTTTCTTCGTCTAAAATGATTCTCATAGTAACAGGCGGCTTATCTTTCGCACCAGAGTACTCAATTTGTCTCAATTCTGGCTCGACATATTTAGCAATAGACTTGTGGATAGTAATTTGGTCTCCAATGGTAGCTTTTTCGTCAGACGCTAGAGACAACAACGCACTTAACGGGTGATATGTCGAGTCACCAGTGTGATCGCGTAACATCTTTAATATTCTTGGCGTTTGCTCAGCCATTGTCCTTTAGCTCCGTAAATTATTTGCACGCGCAAAGCGGCTTGTACCTTGCGCCGTATATGGAAAACAGTATACCATGGTTGGTTGGGTTTGTACAACTTATTGCGTGTTTAAGATTTTTGCGCTATGTGGATGGAATTTGCGTGAGTTCTAATTTGCATGACGCAAGTGGCTCGCGCCAGGTTGACCCAGGTTGAACGATTTGGTCCAAGTATAGGTTTGGCCTGGGCTTGTACAAACGTGTGACCACGGACCATTTGGAAGTGCTCTTGAGCTTGTTTGGATTAATGCTTGGCTTATATAATAAGAGTATAGTTTTTGCATTATGCAAAAGTTAGAATTGGCTTTCTTTCTTTTTTGGAAATTTTGCATAATGCAAAAGTTGGAATCTTGTTCTATGCGCCTGGCGGACAGTACAAACTCTTTCTCACTCACAAACCCCCCCGTGCTCCTGTTGGTGAGGCCTTTAGGCCGAACCAATGTGGTTAGAATGAACGAAGTGAATAATAGAGAAGTGCGAATGCGAAGCAGAGCACTCCGCTTAAGAAGCACGATATGATATGATATGATATGATATGATATGATATGATATGATAGTAGTGAGAATGGGCCCGAATTATTTGCATCAGGTATGAAAATAAATGTTGACAGAATGATAGAAGCGTGAAATAATAGAACCGTAAATAGGGAGACGGTGAAGAAAAAGGAAGCGAGAATAAAGGCGCGGAAATAGGTTCGCGTGTAATGAGATTCGTGGGCTTTTTAAAAATTAGGTTTGTGATTGTGGCGGGTTTAAATATGGGCTATGGTTTGTATTTAGATTTGAGGGCATAGTTATGAGTAAATATGGTAAGAATGGTACCGCGTGGAATAAGGCGGTTAGTGTTAAGCCTGTGGTCGTTGATAAGGTCGTGATTGATAGCGATTTTAGAAATGATTTGAATGAGTTGGACAGAGATATATTCAGGTTAGAATGTAGTATTAAGGCCAGGATGCGTGCCAAAGTTAAGGGCGAATATTATGGCAAGAAGCGCGGTATTGTAAGAACAGGACGTAAAGAGTTGTATTGGAACGTAAAAGGCGCGTTTGGTAATGGTATTAGTGAAGTAGAAAAAGAACGGCGTGAATTAGTTAGATTAATAGCGTTAAAAATTGGTTAGTATTTAAACCGCCGCCACAATTTTGTAAAATAAAA